GCGGGAGAAAAGCAGGCACAGTAGATTCTTATGGTCGCTATCGTGAAAATGGGATATTTGTATCATGTGATCATATTCCTTGTATGCCGGACGGCGAGTTCTACTCCCCTGCCGCGTGGAACAACATGGCGAAACGGGAAGAGGCGATGAAGCGCAGGATTGCAGAACTGGAGGAGAAGAAATGAGCGACAAGCCTGTATCAGAAGATTTTTTATGGTCTCTTATCAACAAAGAAACAATGCGTTACGAATTAAAACAAATGGCACGTGAACTTTTGAGATGGCGCATTGAAGTTGGCCGCGGTAAACCCATTGATGAAGTTATCGCCCAGCTTGCCGACAAAGACGCGGAGATTGAACGGCTGAATAACTTATTAAAAAAATTTGCTAAGCCATCAATAAAAACACGAGTGAGAATCGTATGACCACCTTTCGTGTCTATGACCGGGTCCAGCTTCCAGACGGCAGCATCGGCACGCTACAGCACATCAATCCTGACGGCACGTGGCGCGTCTGGTTCAATGCCCGTGACTGGCAGGGCGCCCCGAAAGAGATAGGCAAGGACACACTTGTCAAAATAAATGTGAAGGAAACCGAGATGGAGAAAACACTATGAGAGTCATTGTCGAAATGGAAATTGAAACACCCGACTTTGGCGGGCAAGAATTCATGGGGGAAATTATCAAACTACTTAAAGATATTGACCCCGATGATACCCGCCTAACAGCATTCAAAATGCGCGAGAAATCTACAAGTAGCTCGTGGGACGAACGATGTATTGATTGGTCAGAAGATACGGAGGCCGCATGAAAATATCCCTAACCCCCCGCGATACCAACATGGCGCAGGTTGCCAAAGACACACACCTGAATTACCAGACCGTGATGAAGCTGACTAAGGGTACATTTGCCCCGCAGGCCTTCGCTAACCTTGCTCGCTACCTCGAAGCTCTCGGGTACACGCCTGAGACGCTGGCGGCGGTCAAGATCAATGAGATATTTACGATTAAATGAGGTGCGCCCCGAGAGGAGGCGCACCAAGTATAGGAGGCTGAATTCCTATTACTTCAAATGAATGAGTATAGTTTAGCACATTTTCAGATGTGAGACAAGAGGAATTATGGATGACCTGAAACTCACCGTCATTGCCCTGTTGGAAAAGCACAATATCCGCCAGAACTCGCACAGTTGGCGCGATTACGAGAACGCCAAGTACCACCTGGAGGAGTTGGACCTTGACAGCATACAGTATTATGACGCCTGTCAGATCGTGGCGGAATGGATCGGAGTTGACAAAGGCCGGGAAAAGGTTATAATGAGTTAACCCGGCACGGTAAAGGAAAGTGGAAATATGAACATCTGACTTTAGATATAACCCTTCGGATAACGCTTTCTTGCCTTGCCGGGCAGGTTGACCGAGGGGTTTATCAATTATAGGAGTATTATGGCTGGCTTGACTTATTCTGATCCTTATATTTTAAAATGTCCAATTTGTGGCGAACAAAGATTTGAATATTTTAAATTCATTTCAAGCAACGTTGAAAGGACGATATATTCTTGCAAGTGTAAAAACGAGCATAGCTCATTGTTTTTTATTACCGTTGCAGCTAGAATAGTTATGGGTGTTTTTCAATATACAGAAGGAAAAGACGAATTTGATTATTCGGTTTATTTACAATCTCAGGAATGGAAAGATAAATCAAAATTAGCAAAACAAAAAGCTGGTTGGAGATGCCAGTTATGCAATAAGCCCGGTGATGATACAACACTTCATTCGCATCATAGGACATACGAAAACATTGGCAATGAAAAACAAGGAGATATTATAGTTCTATGCCAAAATTGCCATGCAAAATTTCATGATAAGGAAAAAATATAATGCCCGGGGGAATGCCGTGGGTGAAGATTTATACTGAAACACTAGACGATCCGAAAGTTGCAAAACTTCCAGACGCGGCGATGTGGCGTTTTATTCAATTGATTTTAGTTGCTGCTGAATGTGATGCTGGAGGCGCATTTGTTGTTGGTGACGAAGCAATGACGCTTGATGATATTGCATGGAGATTGAGAATAAACAAAGATGCACTCAACTCGGATATGAAAATATTACTTTCTGCTGGAATAGTTACCAAATCTGGCAAAGTATTCGAAATTCCTAAATTTGAAGAACGTCAAGGCCCGGCACAAAAGGAAAAAAGAGCTACATGGAATGAGCGCCAACAAAAGAGACGCGAAAGAGTCACGCGTGACTCACAAGTGAGTCACGCCCTAGAGGAGAGTAGAGAAGATATAGAGAGAGAGGAAGATAAGGGCGAACCGCCCCCCGCTATTTTTGTTGAAAAGAATCTGGTTGAATACCAGAATACTTTTGAAAAAGATACTGGAATAACGTCTTATCGGATAGATCAAGCCGTTGAAGTTTGGTCTAAGATGCAAGCGGATGGAGTAACGCCCCAAGATATGCACCAGGGTACTCAAGAATTATTACACTCGGATAGAACGTATACTTTAGTTAGGCCGCAATCGGTTATGAACGCCGCATATACCGCAAAGCAAAAAAGGATTTATGAGTCTGGTAAAAAATTAACACCCAAGAGAGAAATAAAAATTCTTCCAGATGGATCACAGATTGAAGTAGATATTATGGAGGCTAATAAATGATGCCGGATGAAGATTACACAGAATTGATGATTATGCCTCATAGCGTGAAAGCAGAAGAGGCGATGATTGGAGCGGCTTTTGTAAATCCTGAGTGTATCAGGACAGTTGGTTTGACTTCTGGTAATTTCTACTTATCAAGGAATAAAATTATATGGGATGCAATTCAAACAGTCGCTAACTCGAAAAAAGAAGTGAATAGCATTACAGTAACAGAAGAATTAGAAAGGCGCGGATTGTTAGAGGAGGCCGGTGGGTTGCTTTACATTATTGATGCTACCCAGGCTTGTCCATCTGCTTTGCAATATCAAGGATATGCAGATATTATTCTTGAAATGTCAATAAGGCGGGATGTTATATTTGAAACTAGTAAACTAGCCACCGCCGCCTACGATAAAAAATCAGACCTGAATAAAGCTATTTCGGAGGTTATTAGCAATCTTGTTATGCGATCAAATGTGAAATCCGGCGCGGTACACATTAAACAGGCTGTATCTGAATTTTACGACCGGGTGGATAGTCGATACAAAAACCCAATACCTCATGGTCAGGTGTCGGGAATCTCCACTGGTTTTATAGATTTTGATGAGGCAACGGACGGACTACAGGTTGGTGAGGAAATGTTGTTATCTGCTGTCCCGGGACTTGGCAAAAGCTTATTTGCCTTCCAGGTTGCTTCAAACGCCGCAAACCATGAACCAGGCGCTGTGTATGAGCTTGAAATGAGCGTATCTAATCTAATTAGTCGCCAGATATCAGGCATGGCTAAAGTTACAACAAGAGCTATGAGGAGGGGGTATATCCAAGATATTGATTGGCCTAACATCGTATCTGCTGTTGAAGCTATGAGCTTGAAGCCTATTTATCTATCGGATGACACGCAATGGACTATATTGAAATTGCGGTCAGATTTAGCAAGATTGAAAGAGATTGCTGGAATAAAATGGTTTGTCCTAGATTATCTTGGTTTATTAAAGGATCAATATGGGAAAAATGAAACGGAACGCACAACCTATTTATCATCACAGGTTCATGATATATGCAAAGACTTGAAACTCGCGGGATTAGTTATTCAATCTATGAATAAAACTGGAATGAAAGAAAATAATGGTGACATGACCTCACTTGGCGGAGCAGCCGGTCTTATTTCGGATGCTGATCAGATTATATTCATGTCACAGGATGAAACCATAGCCAATCTTTATCATTTGAAGTGGGCTAAAATGAGAAATGATATTATGCCCGGAATTGTGGACTTGGTTAAGGTTAATGGATTTCCTGCTTATGTCGATCATGCGAGGATACCATGAAGCAATTATCCGAAAGGTTGGAAAAATGAGCGAAACTTGTCACGAATGCAATGGCAACGGAGTATTATTAAACGGATCGACGTGTTTTGATTGTTTTGGAACCGGTTATATTCCTACTGAAGAAAAACTTGTTCCCGCTGAAATCATCCAGGACGCCCAGGTATCCGCCGGTCAAGCGCGGTATGTTGAAGCCGTTAACGACTGCATCAGGATCGCGGAGGAATCGTCGGCTCGGTTTCTTGTGACAAAATTGGAAGAGTTGAAGGTGAAGTTTTTGGAGGAGATAATATGAAATCAACCGCTCTCGTAGTAACCGGAAGTCTTTTTGTGATACTGTGTGGCATAACGGCGTATATCGCATGGATGATGCTGTGAGAACCTCCGAACTCAATCACGCGAAACTGCCCCTGTTGTTGCAACTCGACTATGAGCGCAACCGGATCAAGACATTTGAAATGCGCCTGAGGCAGGCAGAGGATTTGATGAAGAAGATCCAAAACGCGCCGAGTCTGGAGCGGGCGCAAAACTATGCGAGGGTATTTCTTGAAGGGAAGCTATGAGTGAGCATTTTGAGCAGTCCGCCGTCTTTGCATGGGCAAGGGCTTACGAGACCCGCATACCCAAACTTGAAATGCTATTCGCTGTGCCGAATGCTGGCAAGCGGTCGATAGGTGCGGCGCGGTACTATCTTGAAGAGGGCCTGCGGTCTGGTGTGCCGGATATAATACTGCCCTGCGCAAAGAATGGTTATCACGGATTGGTTATCGAAATGAAAGACGGCAAGAACAAGACCACGGCGAATCAGGATAAGTGGCTGCATAATTTTGCATTCTACGGCTGGAAAACGGCTGTTTGTTATTCAGCAGATGAAGCAATAGCCGTGATCTGTGAGTACCTAAATATTGCTACTTGAAATGTTATACACAAAGATATATACTGTAAGTAACTGATTGGAGGCTGAAAATGAGCGAAACCATATATGAGACAATTGTTGTTGAAACATGCTGTACTTGCGGCGTTACATTTGGGGTTACTGAAGGTTTTTATAATCTTCGCCAGAGAGACGGCAATAGTTTTTATTGCCCTAATGGTCATTGTCAATACTATACCAATAATGAAAAAAAGAAATTGAATGATTTAAAAAAAGACTTGCAACGCACCCAAGAAAGTATGCAATTCTGGCGCGAACAAGCAGAAGAAAAGGGACGCAGCTTGTCTGCAACTCGTGGTCAGATCACCAAAATAAAAAACCGAGTCGCAAAGGGTATCTGTCCTTGCTGTAATCGTCAATTCGAGAATTTGCACGATCACATGGAAACAAAACACCCTAATTACGGGAAGGCAAGCTGAAATGCCAAGTCTATGGAGTATGTTCAACGAAGAGCTCAATTTAGGTTCTGACAACTATTTGTTCGCTATGCACGCCGTCTGCGACGAGATAGAGCGGCGACTGACTGCTCTTGAACAGTCCCGCCCTGTCCCGTCCGGTGTTATGACTGACGAGGAACGCCATCGTCAGGTCGATAACGATAAATTGAATAATTGTAAATCCAATTTACGAATATGCACGCAATCAGAGAATATATTAAATAGGGGCATTACTAAGGCAAACACCTCTGGCTTTTTGGGAGTTCATTTTGACAAAAGATACTCTATTTATGGTGCAACATTGAGAATCAATGGGAAAAAGATTTGGCTTGGTACCTTTAATAAACCAGAGGATGCTGCCAGAGCTTATGATTCTGCAAAGATCGCTGCATTTGGGAACATTTGCTCAACTAATTATCCTAAGCCAGAGCCGCCGAAAGGAGAAAAATAATGGAAGAAGTACAGATTGATTTCTGGGTAGGAAAAACACACTATGCCATTCGGCATACATTTTCTTTTGTCCCATGTATCGGGGATGAAGTGAGATTTCATGGGGAGATTTATAAAGTTAGAAATAGAGTTTGGGTATATGACGAAAGCGCTCAAAGAGTTGCCTTGAATTTAGCCAAACTCAATATTCCTTAAGGAGACGAGTGATGGAAAAACTGAGTGATGAACGTTTGATTTCAATACGAAATGACGGTGAAGCTGGTGGAACTTTTGCCGCTGCCGATGTGCTTTCGATGATCGGTGAAATTATCTATTCTCGCAAAAGGATTGCTGAACTACTCAACGCCTACTATAAACTTGAAGCCGATGCCCGTATCTCGCAGGAATTCCAGCGCGACGTGCTTATGCCGCTCTTTGACCAGTTGGAGAAGGCCGGATTTTCCGGCATGTGGTCGCAGAAGGTGGCGGCGGTGCTGAACCCGTGGATAGCGGTCAGCGAGAGACTGCCGGGAATTATGGACGTTGTTTTAGGTATCGATCCAGATGAATGTTGGCAGATCACCTATCGAACAAAACAAGGTGAATGGTGGGCGAACATTGGCGGATGGAGAATAGTCACTATTACCCACTGGATGCCCCTGCCCCTTCCCCCTGAAAGCGAGGGGAAATGAGCGATAACTGGGACGAACTATTTGATGACTTGGTGTATTCTGGACGCGTAGGCAGTGATGAAAGTCGAGTCGCCGCCCGCGCCGCCCTGCGTTCTGCCATCTCCGCCGTGGAGCAGGAGAGGGACAAGGCAAAAGCCGCCCTGCAAGCGGCGAATGAGGAACTTGCACATTATCGCAGCTTTGTTTATTCGCACCCGTGGCTGGAATATCGTGCCCGCGTAGGTGCGAAATGACGCCTTATTTCAAGAAAAAGAAACCCGAGGTAACAGATGAATTCCTTACCGCCCGGCGCAAGTATGCCGTAGACAAATATAATGCTTTGCCGCCGGAAGAACGGGCAGGCCTTGACAAATGTCTTGATGCGCTCATGGCGAATTATCTACAGCGCAATTTCAAGGGTATTCCGTCATTGGAGTACAGAATCGATCTGCTGTTGGTTGTTGGAACGGTACTTAATCAGAATTGAAAGGACTGAAAATGAAATTAAAAAAAGCAATGAAGTTGTACCCGATTGAAAAGATAGGCGGATCGCATTATAGACTTGGGAAAAAGACAATATTTATGTCTGGTTCTGGGGCATGGTGGAAAAACTCAGACGACCCCCTTCAATATCCCGAATCGCTCGCCGTGGCCTGGCTCGTCGAAGGCGCAAAGAAGCTGTCCCCGATGGAACGGGCTATGCGGGAATACCCGATAAAGAAACGTGGTAATATTTACTCCCTCGGCGAAAAAGTAATTGGGCCGTCCGTGAATGATGGGTGGTTTCGGTGTGATGGGTTTGAGGCTAAAAAATACACTGAGAAAGAAGCCGTGGCGTACTTGCTCGAAGGATACAAGAAAGATGAGCCAAAACTTCCAGGTTATGATATTAAAGGCCTAAACGGAGTTACTATCCACTATGACCAAGAGAGTTCCAAGGCCGTAATGAACAACCTTTGGAATGCCGGTTATCGCCCGACAAAGGAGGCAAAATGATATTCCTTGCATTATGTTATCTAGCTGTTGCGTTGGCTATCATTGGTGTGGCATATATAAATTCGTTGCCGTGAAAGGAGACAAAATAAGAAATTAGTTGTATAATAATATCAGTCATTCACATTCAATTTCAGAAGGAGAAAATCATGGGTTTATTTACGAAAGGTTCGTTTTGGGCTGCTGTTGTCGCCGTATTGGTGATTGCGGTACGGTACTATATGCCCGGTATTCCGGTTGAGGATAGCGTTCTTGCCACTCTGATCATGGCGGGCATCGCCGCGGTATTACTGGCGTTCGGGATTAAGGTTGATGCCTTGGCCGCGCAGAAAAAGGAATTGCAGGCGAAGCTGGACGGCAAAAAATAGAAACATAATATTCCCTGTTTGACTCTAAAGACCCCCGGAGAAATTCGGGGGTTTTGTGTTGTTGATTATTGCTTCTTTGGTCTGCCGCCTAATTTACCATTCTCGCGGCTGGCTCTGGCCTTCTTGTCTGACTTTGACAATCCGGCCCGGCGCTGTTGTTCGCCCGGCACTATGAGCAGTGCTATCCAACTGATCCATTGTCTGAGCAATTTTAACTCTTCTGTGGTTGCTTTTTCGACGCAATAATTAAGCAGTACCCATGACTCGACGTTGAGTGGATCGCCGTCATCGAGCAGGATGATGGGCTGGTTATAGCTGGAGAGGGGGTGCTCGGTGGTGATGGTGGCGCTGACGTTGTGGCGGGTCTGGTCTCCGATAATATCCTGGTATGAGAGTATCATTGTTGTCTTTCTCCCGGTCTTTTACCCGGCCGGGAGGGTATAAACTTATGGCAGTGGAGCGGTGGTGACTTCGGTTACGCGAGACTGACCGTATTTTGTGCGGGCAACAATGATTTCGCCGGCGTGCTTTGCAAGAAACTCTGTACCTCGTTTTGCTGGTGAGTGCACCGATATCTCGTCCCATTTGTGTTGGGATGTTCCGGCGCAGGTTGTGGTGATGGTATCTCCGGTTCTGGTGTAAAATGTGATTTTCATTTGCTATCCTTTCTCCTTGTCTGTTATGTATATATAATACCTATCTCGATGGGTTTTTGCAATAGTCAAATGTCATGTATTTTATATGACATTAATCACATATCTTGACAGTTTGTGCTAAAATAATAGGGGGGACGGTCTACGGACGACCCGATGTCGCTTACTGGTAACGACCTCCCCCTACTTTGAAACTATTAGGAATGATGAATGAATATATACCGTGTAACATCTGTGGCAGGCCAGCAACAGAAAAGCATCATTGCCTTATCCATAGGATGCGAAGTAAACCAGAACTCAACAACGAGTACAATTTGGAAATGTTATGTCATCAATGCCACAGTCGGGGGTTCGTCAATGGGTATCAACACCGTAAGGAGTTTTTTGGCCAGCAGGCCGAACGATACGGCCAGCCGTTCCTTGACTGGTGGTACGGGTTGCCGCTAAAGGTGAGACCGAAGTATGACTAGTATATTCGAATCGGGACTCAAGCCTGATATTAATAATGCTAATGAGGGTACTCAACGCGGGCGCGGATTACTCGAGAAATCCCTGCGTCAGCTTGGCGCTGGCCGCTCCATCCTCGCCGACAAAGACGGGAACGTTATCGCCGGTAATAAAACACTCGAATCCGCCGCGGATATTGACCTGCCTGTTCGAATCGTCGAGACCGATGGACATGAGTTGGTGGTAGTCAAGCGGACAGACCTTGACCTATATTCTGAGACTGACAAACGTGCCAGGCAGTTGGCTTATGCCGACAATAAGATTGCGGAGGTTGATCTGGCGTGGAAGCCGGAGCAGATACAGGTAGACTTTAAGCCGTTGGAATTGGGTGAGTGGGGGTTTGATGATCCTAATCCATCCGGTGGAGCAGATGCCGAACCACAGATTGACCGCGCCGCTGAACTCAACGAGAAATGGCAGGTAAAAACCGGTGACCTGTGGAAGATTGGCGAGCACCGGCTGTTATGCGGGGATAGCATGATAAAGGCGGATGTTGATAAGTTGATGGGGGACGAGACGGCAGATATAGTTACAGACCCGCCCTATGGCATGAAATTGAATGCAGATTATTCAAGTTTAACTTCGAGTAAATCATTTGGCAAAGGCAAGTGCCATGAATCTGTTATTGGCGACGACAAACCATTTGATGCTTCGGCGGTATTTGGTTGTGATGGCAAAGAGCAATTTTGGTTTGGGGCAGATTATTACGCAAAAACACTTGGGGATACTGAAAACACGGGAGCTTGGTTGGTTTGGGATAAAAGAATAACCGAAAGCGCTGATTTGATGTATGGTTCGTGTTTTGAGCTTATATGGTCAAAACAAAAACACAAGCGAGATATATTGCGCCATAAATGGGCTGGGTTTTTTACAGATGGAGAAGAAAGAGATTTTATACATCCAACAACGAAGCCAGTATCTCTTATTATTGATTTGATAAATTTATGCAAAGAGGATATCATCTACGACCCATTTCTTGGATCGGGCACGACAATGGTCGCCTGTGAAAACTTATCCCGTAAATGCCGCGGCATTGAAATTAGTCAAAATTATTGCGCCGTGATATTAGAGCGCATGGCGACGGCGTTTCCCGAACTGACCATTGAACGCATAGCTATACAATGAGATTACTATGCCATTTATAAAAGGTGATCCCCGCATAAACAGAAAGGGCAGGCCAAAGGCATTTGATGCCTGGCGTAAACTGCTTGTCGATCTGTCGAACGAGCCTGCCGTACAGCGTGATAAGGACAACCACGTCAAGAAGTTGGTGCTCATTCAAATACCACTGGTGAAAGATGGAAAGCCGGTGCTGGATGATGATGGCAATCCGGTTATGATCGATCACTATGCCACAAATGCGGAGATGGTGGCCCGGCAGTGGATGAGTGACCCCAAGCATCAGCAGGACTTCATTGAGGGTGCATTCGGAAAAGTGCCGCAAGCAATAGACTTGTCAACCGAGCTCAATGGATCAATCAAGGTAGAGTATGTCAATAGCCCGTATCCAACTACCGATGTACCACCCGAATCAAGCGGCGATACATCGCAACCTAAATAGGTTCAATGTGGCAGATTGCGGGCGGCGTTTCGGGAAAGATATTCTGGAGCGCAATTATATTTGTGACGGTATTTTAGCCAGTGAAGCTACAGCGTGGTATGAGCCAGAATATAAATCACTCATGGAAAACTGGAACTGGTTCTGTCATATATTACAACCAATAACCCGGCGCAAGTCTGAAATGGAAAAACGGCTTGACTTGAAAAACGGCGGGTATATCGAAATGTGGTCGCTCCAAGATAAGGACGCATCGCGCGGTCGTCATTATAAGAGGGTTGTCATAAATGAAGCCGCTAAAGTGCCACATCTTGAATATTCTTGGAACGCGGTGATCCGTATAACACTGGCTGATCTGCAAGGCGGGGCGTTCATTGGCTCTACTCCAAAGGGACTAAATTACTTCAAGGCATTGTTTGATCGTGGGCGCGATCCATTAGAACCCGAGTGGTCATCCTTCCAGTATTCTACTTATGATAATCCATATATACCCGTTTCTGAGATTGAAGAGATAAAACGCACTACACCAGAACTTGTATTCAATCAAGAAATACTAGCACAGTTTATTTCCCTCGAAGGCGCTGTCTTTCGTAGGATACAAGAAGCGGCGGTTGCAATCCCGCTTGAAACACCGCTTGATGGACATAATTATTGTGCTGGCGTTGATGTTGCCTCCGAGGTTGACTATACAGTTATATGTGTTATTGACCTCGAAAGCAAAGAGCAAGTATTTATGGATCGGTTTAACCGGGTTGACTATCCTGTGTTGGAAGATAGGCTCTTAGCACTTTATAATAAATGGCATTTATCTGGAATGGTTGTGGAGGCAAATTCAATCGGAAGGCCGGTTATCGATCATCTGGTGCAGCGGGGCATCGGTGTTACGCCTTTTACCACGACGAATACGACAAAACAGAATATAATTCAGGGGTTGCAATCAGCATTTGAACATGACAGCATTAAGATATTGGATAATCCCGTTCTTATTGGCGAACTATTATCGTTTGAGAGCAAGAGGTCTATTTCAGGATCGTTCCAATATTCCGCGCCAGAAGGATTGCATGATGATTGCGTAATGTCGCTTGCTCTAACTTGGTATGCGGCTAATGGTGGTGGTCTATGGCTGATAAGTTAATGGGAGGTTCTTATGGGTAAAACATTCAACAGATATATTATGACAGACGGGGTCAAGAGCATAGACCTCCCGCAATTTCCTAATGAGGCATGGACATTTTATGGGGAAGACGAAGATACTGAAAAGCCAGACCTTTATGCTTCTGTTGCCAGCGTATTCCGGGCATTGAATCTGACCGCGAATGTTACAGCATCAATCCCATTTGCTATTGTCAGCCAGGATGGTAAGGATGTTGACATTTCAGACGAATGGACTAATGTAGTTGGTTTCATGCCGAAACCAAAAGAGCTTATCCGGTTGTGGCGGTTGTCTTTAAGTGTAACCAATTCTGCCTATGGGTTCATGGAAAAGACAAAGGCTATTGGCCGCAACTTGCGGTATATCGTTCCATCAACTATCGTTCCTGATGTTGATAACGAAAAAGGTTTAATCGGATTCAAGCGCAATGTGGGCAATGGTTCAAAAGATTATAAATTAGGTAGGTCCAATCCTATCTTCTGGATGTGGCGCATGGATCACACAACAGAACTCTTACCGGCTAAAGCTACTGAGTTTCAGGCGATGTGCGCGGCCGCCGGTATCCTGTACTATTCAGACAATCACATTCAGGCGTTCTTTAAGCGCGGCGGGATAAAACCTACCATGCTAGTATTGAAGGGCATGACCACGCCAGACAATATCAACAAGATAGAATCTGTATGGGATAAAATCATCCGGGGCGGATACAAGTATTTAGGCAAAATATTCCAGGGCGTTGATGCGGCGGGTGGTTTGGAAGCGCAAACCATCGGCGAAGGCGTTGACAATCTCAAAGACGAAACACTTACTAAGTCAAAGATTGAAGATGTAGCAATGGCAATGGGAATACCATTATCATTGCTGTTGGCTAATTCTGCCAATTACGCGACTGCACAGGTGGAATATAAGTCATGGTACGACAATGGGTTGCAGCCGTGGTGTGATTTTATGGCCGATGAAATGACGGAGAAGTTATTCGCGCCCCTTGGATACCGGTTCGTATTCCGCCCTGAAATGACAGACGCCGGGCAGGAAGAAGAAGTCCATAGAGCGGGAGCTTATTCAACTTATGTAACAGCGAAAATCAAACCCTCTGTTGCTGCTCAAATTGTTGGCATTGAATTACCCGAAGGTATTGAATACGAGATGCTTGATAAAATGCAAGAGGAAGCAGACCAGAAAGCGGCCGATGCGCAATCCAAACTACAACAGGATAGGTTGCGGTTACTCAATAAACAATCATCCAGCGATAACGGAAAGGAGAAACCCAATGAACAGGTGCAAGGGCAAGGGCAAAAAGAAAAAGTAGGAAAGTTCATTCCAAACTTGGATCAACTAAAAGAACTGGAAATCTGGCGCAAGTTCGCCTTTAGGAAGTTCAAGAAGGGTGAATCGTTAGACTTCCCATTTGAGATCAAAACATTACCAGAGGATATCGCCGAAGATATTAAGCTCCAATTACTGGAATCTACTGACGAGGAAGGTATAAAGGCGGCGTTCACTTTGGATGATATTCAGTTTGAACCAATGCCCGATGCGGCTATCTTGAAACTGGCGGATGCAATAAACAAGGCATGCGAGAATGTTGCCATTCCTGAATAGGGCCATGGAGCTCGTACCGGAAGTCAAGGCGCATTTGACTGATAAGGCATTGGAGTTGCTAAAGTCCATTGAGACCTATAACCGCCAGTTATGGAGTTATGCGCTGGAATTATACAGGACAGGCGATGGCGGCGTATTCCTTGATCAATTCGTAACCGCGATTGCCAACCAACTTACAAGGGCATGGAACGAAGGCGCAAGAGAAGTTGGTGTAGACCCCAAAGAAATGACCGATGATGATAGGGCGGAACTTAAGTCTATTATTGATAGCGAATACGATCAGATCATTAAATTGGCAGAGGCTGTACTACAATCGCGATCTGGAACATTGGATGAATTCAGACAGGCATTTAGGAATCGCATTGATCTGTGGGTTAACCGCTATACCGATGTGATTGGCCGGGCGCGAGTGTACTTTGGTGGGAAGACGCGGCTAAAGTGGACTCTCGGTAAAACAGAGCAGCACTGTGATAGTTGTCTCGCATTAGATGGGATTGTCGCATTTGCTTATGAATGGGAACTGGCAGGCATAAAACCTAAAGCGCCGCCCAATGCTATGTTATCCTGTGGTGGGTGGGAATGTGATTGCTCGTTAGAGGTTACAGACCAACGGCGTTCACCGAATGCCCTGACCACCTTGATGAATATTGCGGTTGCAAGGAATCTATGACCAACCTTCACCCGATTGTCTCATTCAAAGTAAGGGGACTTGAACAAGTCGAGGCCTTATTAAAATCCTTGCCGCATGGCACAATGAAGGCGGCAATCGCGGCAATGTCAGAGTATATGCTGGGTGACAAGCATCACGGGTTGCGATACAACCCCACTAGAAAGTCGCATGGAAAGAGTAACCCGTACCGCTGGCAGTCCGACAAACAACGGCGGGCTTTCTTTGCTACAGGTGGTTTTGGCATGGGGATACCATCAAAGCGTACAGGTCAGTTATCGCGTGGTTGGCAGGCATCGGTTGATCCATACCGTAAAACATTATTTAATCGCGTGTCTTATGCACAATTTGTACAAGGTGACCGGCAGCAAACAGGGCACGCCGTTGACGGTTGGCGCAAGGTTGCAAAGATTATTACCGACAACTTGAAAGGTGGGATGCTACGGGCAAGACAGGCCGTAGCTCGATGGATAGCGAATAAAGGGAAATAAAAATGACTGATTAGTAGTGGCCGGTTAGCTAGCACTACGCGCCCTCTTATCTAAGGTCGGGTGAGGCACGCCAAATAATCTGTAATCAGTCAATAAAATAATATCATATCTAACATTAAAGCAAGATTAGAGATTTCTCATAATCATTGCACGATGATTCCTGCGTGTATATAATGGGGGTAAGGAAAGGAATAATATGAAAAATAAATTAGTTTATGTTTTGTTGATTGCCGTTTGTTTGTTATTGACCGTAAATTTTGTTGCAAAAGCAGATAATTCTTTATATTCTTTAGACGTTATTGGTTCTACAGATAATAAAAGATATACAATTACGACTATGATTGACCAAGAAAACAATAACATTTGTTATATTGCACAAAGTAATTATAGTAACAATGGAATTGGGATATCTTGTATAGCAAACGGCAACAAATGAACCAATGCCGCGCCTGCCTATCAACTGACCTTGAATTATTCCTAGACTTCGGGATGCAACCATTAGCTGGGGGCTTCCTGACAAAAGAGCAGATACCACAAGAGCAGAAATACCCACTCCGAATCTATGTATGTCAGGAGTGCGGATTGGTACAGATATTCGATGTTATTCCCCCTTCCACCCTGTTTGACAATTACCTGTTTTCATCCTCTACGGTGCAGTACCTGGTAAACCATTTTGTGAATTATGCCAAATGGTTAAACGACAACTATCACCCTGAATTTGTTATAGAATTCGGCTGCAATGACGGAGTGCTACTTGAACCGCTGGCAAAACTTGGCATTCGGTCAATTGGAGTTGATATTTCACAGAACATTACAGAAATGGCACGTGGGCGCGGACTGAATGCAATCACCGGCTATTTCGATTATTCAATGGCAAGGGACATCCGCAAGAAATACGGCACGGCTGACATCGTGACTGGATCGAATGCTTTTCCGCATAATGATGTGCCGGGCATTATTCTTAATGCGGCCCATGAGATGTTGAAGGATAACGGTCATCTTGTTCTTGAAATGATGTATGCCGGCTCACTTCTGGAAAAACTGCAATGGGATTCAATGTATCACGAACATCTAAATTATTTCTGCCTATCAACTCTTGAGGTATTGCTACAGCGTTATGGTTTCCACGCAGTACATGCGGAGATTGTACCCATGCACGCGGGATCACTTCGAGTTGTATGCGCTGTCAATGAGTCCGAATATCCCGACGCCACGGTCACAGAAATGTTTCGCAAAGAAATGGCAGACGGTTATCAGGTTATGGATACATGGCGCAAATTTGCCACTGATTGCAAGAGGCAGATAAAAGTGGTCAAAGACGTGCTATTTGATCTGACACATGGCGGGTATGGTGATTTCCCGCGCATAGCCGCTTATGGCGCGTCTGGCCGGGCTACTATGTGGCTGAATGCCTGCAACATGGATTATCTGGAATACATAGTGGATGAAAGCCAACTGCGGGCGGGCAAGCTGATGCCAGGTGTATACACACCAATTGTTTACCCGGCAAGATTTGAGAAATATCCCCCGAGCTTTTGTGTTGTGACCGCATGGAATTATTTTGAGCAGATACGGCAGAAACATCCTGAATTTGAAGGCGGGATATGGGTACTACCCGCGCCGGAAATGAGGTTTGTATGAATAGCATTGAAGCCGAATATGATAAAGTACACAAGGCAAGGATACAGGAAGAATATGACTTTATTGTATCAAAGCTAAAAGACGGCAAAATGTTTGGCCACGTAATTGACCTTGCTAATGATAAAGAGCTTGTGGTGGCCGCGTATTTTTATGCTAAATCAGAAGAAGCCCGCGAACGCGCGGAAAGATATAAGAATTTATGAAACCCTTTTTGAGTATTTTGATTCCCACCTATAACCGTGCGCAAATGACCCTTGAAGCCATAAGGAGTGTTGGCAATAATCCAGAAGT